GGATCGTCAGGCGGGTCGCTGACCTTCTTCACTGGCTGCCCGACCTCTCTTGTTGCCACTCGTAGAGCCCCATTTCCTCCGTCAGTCGGGTCAGCTCCTGGCAGGCGTCAGACGACCTGGCTTCGGCGATGGCCTTCAGGATGATGCCCTTCGCCAATTCTCGCAGGTGTTCCTGCGTCTGGCCCCAGCCCTCGGTGGCGCGGGTCGATTGTACCCGCGCCAATTCTTCGGCCCACTTGTCAGTGATGCGCCCATCGCTCCTTGACGACATCAATTCACCGTCTTCTTTCGCTCTTCCTCGAGCTTCTTGAGCTCGCCATGCGTGATGTTGCCCATGCACCAGGTGCAGCCGGCCGGCTGCACGACGACCAGCGAGTAGTAGTGGACGCCCAGTCGCTTGAGGACATCCTTGACCTCCTCGAGTGCCTTGCTCTGCGTAACCTGGTCCTCCTCCTTATCGCTCTTGGGCACCTTCGCCATCGAGAGGGCGACCAACGTCGCCAGGTTCTCGTCGTTGTGCAGCGCCAGCGTGTTGCCCAATGAGCCCACCCGCCAGTTGCGGCGGACCAGGCGACCGACGAGCTGCTCGGTGTAGCTGTCGCTGATCGCCGTCACCCACACGTAGAACATCACCTCGCCGGGCATTGCCTCACTCCCTGTTGAGGTGACGGGTCGACGGGGCGACGTAGGTACCGGTGAAGGCACCCGAGTCTCCGACGGGCTCGACGCTGACCATCATGTTCCTGCCCAGGTAGTGCTCGCGGTAGTACGCGGCGTGGTAGACGGGTTCCTCGCCCTCGTCGCGGGCGACCGTCAGTCCTTCGAGTTCCTTGCCCCAGCCGCCGTAGCCGACGAAGCTGTCGAGGTCGATGGTGCGGTAGCCCAATGCCGCGTAATCGCGTTCGGCTTCCTCCCACGCCTTCAGCATGCCCTCGAAGCCGATGCACTCGCCCATGTAGATCATGGAGACGACGTCGCCGAACACGGCGCCGGCGTCGACGTAGCGCTGGACGACCTCGTCGTCGTAGCGCGCCGCCACCTTCGTCTTGGGCTCATACTTGAAACCGAGCCATCGCTTGAAGCGTTCCCAACGGGTCATGCTCGCCTGATCTCCTGGTTGATGAGTGCGGTCAGCTCGCTACCCGCTAGGCCCGCTTTGATGCCTTCATCAACGCGGAACAGGCTAAGCAGGTGTCGTTACCTCATCTCGCTTACAGTGCGACGCTGCTTGATGACCTGAATGATGTGAGTCACTAACATCGCCAGCAGGAAGGCGAATAGGATGAAGGGCGACATTTCTGCCTCACCCTACACTGGAGGGGTGAGGATGTGCACTGCGACTACTTTTTGGGCTTCTTCGGCGAGGCCACGCCCGACAGCTTGCCCCACACCTCGAACGGGATCATCTTGAGCGCTGTCATTGAGATGTCAATGTCCTTGATGAACTGCTCGAGTCCCGCCTGGTCGGTGATCTCGCCCGAGGCGACGTGGTCGGCGATCAGCTGCTGCAGCTTCTCGCGCACGCGTTCCTTCTTCATGTACTCCGGCGACGCGGCGATCTTGCCCGCCTCGCGGATAGTGCGTCGGAGCTGGCCCAGCGTGAGCTTCATGCTGGTAACTAGGTGGTCAGCAGCCCGTCGATGAACGCCAGCGTCTCGGCTGGACCCGACACTGACACCGTCGCGATGCCCGTCGCCTTGACCGGGAAGTCATTGCCGCCGGGAAACAGGGCATCGCCGACGAAGATCATCTCCGAGATCGGGATGCCCAGCTGGCGCTCGATCTGCTCGATGCCGTACTTCTTGTCGATGCCCTTCTTGGTCACGTCGATCGACGTCGACCCTCCGGTCCTGACCTCGAACTCCGGCAGCAGCTGGACCAGGCGCTCCATGACGATCAACCGCTTCTCGAACGTGGGATCCCACGCCTTCTTGGCGGACACCGGTGCCTGCTGGCCCAGGGCGCTGAAGGTCACCTGGGTGCCCCTGTCCTCCAACTGCGGGCCCCACGTCTTTCTAGGCTGCACGAATTTGGTGTTGGCGAACGCCTGCTTGAATGCGGCAATGATCCGGTCGCGGTCGTCGGGCGGCAGCACCTCGGCATACATCGCCTGCCAGGCACCGTCAACGTGGAGGTAGAAGCTGGTCGCGCTGGTCGGAAACAGGTACAGCCGCGATGCCTCTTCCTTGGCGAGGTCGAGGTACGCCAACAGTTGCCCCTGGAACTGTGGCCAGGCGCCGCCCGAGATGACGGCAACGTCGTGGGTGCGCAGCAACCTCCTCAGGCGATCGCCCATGTCAGGCTTCAGTGCCTGTTTGCTCTCGACCAACGTGCCGTCGAGGTCAAAGACGACGCACTTCATGTCAAGACGTCCGGCAGCTTGATCGAATTGACCTTGGCCTTACTGCCGTCGGGCAGCGTGATCAGGGTCGCGTCCTGCAGGGCGATCTCATCGGATTCCTGCTGCAGCTCGGCCGCGAGCTCGGCGACCGGATTCGCCGGTGCTGGCTTGGCCTTGCGGCCCTTGGTGGCCACGTCCGGTGGTGTTCCTGGCGACTTTTTCAGCAGGGTCAACGGGTCATCGCTGGGCGCCTCGAACGAGTTCGGGTACCATTCCTTGGCCTTCTGCACCGCGGCATCGACCTGACGAGCAATGATCGCCGTCACGCGCTCGATCAACACCGCCTTGGCGCGGTCCGATGAGTCGAAGATCTCGCCGTCCACCTCGGTGATCAGCAATTGGGCCTTGGGGTCGGTACCGCCGCGAACCATGTAGCTCGTCACCTCGCCATCCAGCGTACGTTTGACAAGTTCTTCAACAATTTGCATTGGATAGATACGAGTTTCTTTCCTCAAAACAACGTAGATGACTTGACCAATTTTGTATGATGTCATCGTTGGCCTCGTCTGGACTTGCTGATATTTGCTCGATGTTCATTTGAGAAAATTTTGCCTTTGTGCGCCTCAGACATCTTTGCTTTTGTTTCTTCAGAGTGAACTACACCCGTTTTCGACTCGCTAATCTTTCGCTTGTGTTCATCAGAGAATTTCATACCTTTACGTGCTTCGCTGATCTTTCGCTTGTGCTCTTCAGAGAGCTTTCGGCCCCTTAAAGCGTTACGAAGTTTTTCGTTACCTGTCAATGCCCTAGAAAGACGTTTACGAGATTCATCAGTCGCACGAAATCCCTCGCCTCCCATTGTCATGTTGTAACCAAGCTCAGGTTCAAACGTTCGATATTCCAGGATGAAGCGTTGTTCAAGTTCAAGTGCCTCATCCTCAGATTCAACGGTCGCGAGAACATCGTGTTGCCATGCATCTTTTCCATAGGCCACAATTGCACGATGAAAATGAAGGTGAGGACGTTTTTCAGCTTCCCAACAGTGGGCGCGCCATCGTTCTTCCCAAGTTTTAGACGTCTGACCAACGTATCGTTTTCCATTGATGTTACATGTGTGCATATACACGACGTACATGATAGTAACTATCTAAGAAAACGTCTTCTTACTTCATCACTCCTCACCCTTTCCGGCATCGTCGGACCCGAAAAGGTCGCCCTCTTCCTTGGTCTTCTCTGTCACCTGAACGGGCTCGTGGGCCAGCTCGAAGACGCCGACGGGCGGCGCGCCCGAGGCAGCGACGACGAAGTCAGGCGCGTCATCGTCCATGGGCAGTTCGGCTTCAGCGCAGGCCCGCGCCAACTTCTGCCACAAGCGGGCCTCGACCAAGCTGCGGTCCTGCGACAGCGCTAGCCGTTGGCTCAGCGTCTCTCTCATCTCGGTGGGCAACATCACCGAGAACAGGTCACGCAGGTGCAGCAGCTCGAACTTGGTCAGTCGCACCGTGAACGTCTTGCGTCGCTTGATCTCGGGGTCGCCCATGTCCCCATCCTACCTTGCCCGAGGACGTGTGTTCAGAACTGGTGGGATTCGGTCGAGTCTTCGAGGGCCAACGTCGATGACTTGCCGCCGCTGATGACCTCGGCCACCGCATCGAAGTAGCCGGTGCCCACCTCCCGCTGGTGACGTGTCGCAGTGTAGCCGTTTTCTTCCTGGACGAACTCCTCCGTCTGGAGGTCAGCATACGCCGTCATACCGCACAGCGAGTACAGGTGGGCCAGCTTGAACATGCTCAGCGACAGCGCGTGGAAGCCGGCGAGGGTGACGAACTGGAAGGCGTACCCCATCGCGCCCAGTCGCTCCTGGAACTTGCCTATCTCGACGGCATTCAACTTCTTCTTCCAGTTGAAGCTGGGGGAGCAGTTGTACGCCAGCAGCTTGCCCGGGTGCAGCGCGTGGATCCTTTCAGTAAACTCCCGTGCCTGGTCGATGTCGGGCTCCGACGTCTCGAACCACAGCAGGTCGGCGTGGGGCGCGTAGGCTAGACCGCGGGCGACGGTGCGGTCCATGGGATCGCCCTGCAGTCGATAGAAGCCCTCCGGCGTCCGGGTACCATCTATGAACGGGCAGTCGCCCTCGTCAACGTCGCTAGTTATGAGCTGCGCGCTCAACGCGTCAGTCCGGGCGACGATGATCGTCGGCACCCGAGTTGAGGGCGTTGATGATCATCTTGCGGTCGGTCGGGCCGATAATCTCGACCCGCCTGTCGACCAAGTCGTGCGGTGGTGGTGCTGCTCGCCAGTTGCTCGACACTCCCACGAACTTGAACGGCTTCTTGCGGACCCGTCGGGCAACGTTGACCTGCCACCAGGCCTCTTCGCCGAACTTCAACACCAGCTCTTTGATGAACTGCAGTGCCTCTGTCGTCAGTACTCTGTTGTGTCCGTCGCCCCGTTCGGTGATCGTGATCATGTCATGTGGTGTCCTGGTTCAGCTCGCCGGATTGGTCAGCGCCTCCATGAAGAGGTCGAAGGTATCCTTGTGCTGCACGCCCTGTTGGATTCTCAACACCTTCAGCGCAGCCTGGAGGGTCTTCATGTCGAGCTTGTCGGAGTACTCCTCAATGAGTTCCTTGCGGTCCTCCTTGAGCTGCTCGATCTCGTTGTCGACGTTTGACACCCGATCGATGAACTCCTGGACGAGGGCGCGGAGGGCATTGACCTCATCGGGTTGCATCGAAGCCACGTTGTATTGCTTGGGGGCTTGCTTGGCCATGTCAAGCATCCTACACCCTCGGGCGGAGCTGTTTCAGCCTATAGGTCTTTGATCTTGCTGATGACGCTGGCGTAGTCCCGGACGTAGGGGTGGTCCTGCGGCACGCCGGCGGCGACGGCGGCCTTGACCTGCCCCTCGAGCTGCTTGGTGTAGAACTCCTGCATGCCCCTCTTGACGCTCTGCAACAGCTGTTGTTCGGCCCTCTGGCGCTCCTGCTGCGGCACCTGCTGCAGCTTGTCCATGCCTGGCAGCTTCTTGCCCAGCTTGCGCTGCAGGTCGTCCAGCGACTTGGCCGCCAGCACCGCCTGTGCCTGCTCGAAGACGCGCTTGAGCGTGCCCTGCACCAGCTCCTGGCCCGCCTTCGACATCTGTTGGACCTTTTGGCTATTTGCCAGGACCTTCTTGACCTTCTCGTGGTCCACCAACTTGGCGAGCTTGTCGACCTTACCCCCGCCATCCTTTTCGTCGCCCTTCTCGCGCAACACCGACTCGATGGGCATGCCGGGACCCGACGGCGACCCGCCGACCTTGCTCGGGGCCTCGGGCTTGAGGATGCCGCCCAACACCCGGTCCAGGCTGCCGCCCGACAACACGCTGAGCAGCTTCGCCGCCGCCTTGGGCGCCTTGCGGGCGAACTGCGCCGTCATGAACAGGTCGGGCCGGTACATGAACGCGGCGACCAGGACGTCCATCTCCTTGAAGGCGTCCCACGTCGCCTGGTAGACGTCGGCGTACTCGGAACGGATCTGGTCGATCTTTTCCTTCTCCTCGGCGAAGATCTCGCCGTAGCTGTCCTTCAGGATCGGGATCAACGTCGTCGCCAGCGATTCAAAGGCGACCTTCAACAGTGTCTGGCCCTTCTGCGACAGCTCCTTGGTCTTGCCCGCGGCAACACCGGCGACGTCGGCGAAAGGCTTGACGAAGATGTTGTACATCTGGTCCTGGCTCGCGAAGTGCATGCCGTAGGGGGCACCGGCCATGACGTCGCCGAAGCCACCGTAGCCGTCGTCCTCCTTCAACATCTCCTGGATGCACTCGCGGAGCAGCAGTCTGGCACGAAGGGCGCTCATCTCCTAGCTAAATAGGACGGGGCGCCCGGACATCTCGGACCAACGTGCCGCCACCAGTCGCTCGAAATCATTAGTGCGCTGCCTCTTGGTCACCGGGTCTCGGGTTGAGAACAGCGCCCGGTCGTCGGGGTGCAGGGCCTTCAGCAGCTCCTTCTTGATGACCAGCCAGTCGTCAACGTGGCCGGCGTAGGAGTGGACGAAGGCCAGCGCTTCAGCGATCCTTGGGTTCATCGAGGTGTGCCCGCAGCAGCTCGATCGCTTTGGCGATGAGGGGCTGTTGGTAGACGTGGATCCTGGGCAGCTGGTCGATAGGGATCCAGCGTGCATCGGCGACCTCACTGTCGGGGTCGTCGTGGGCGGGCTCGGCCCGTGGGTCCAGGGGCTGGGCTAGGTACGACACTACCGTCTTGTCCTCATTCTTGAAGTAGGTGGCGCAGTCGGGCAGCCTGGCACCCAACCTCACCGCCACGCCCGTCTCTTCCCTGACTTCGCGTAGGGCACACTCGACGAGCGTCTCCCCCGCATCCATGTGGCCCTTGGGGATTCCCCACGAGTCCTTGTGCTCGAACTGCTTGATGAGCAGCAGTTCCAGCCTCCCCTCGTTCACGCGCCAGGTGACGGCACCGCACGACGTCGTCTTCCTGCGCTCCTTGTTCTTCTTGCTCATGCCTAGTTACTACCACAGTAACGCAAGGATTGACACCAGATGGCAAAGATCGGCATCGTCCCCATGTCCGCCAAGCCTTACCATGCCGGCCACGATGGCCTCATTCGGCTCGCCGCAAAGGAAAATGATGAAGTCCACCTCTACGTGTCGACCTCCGACCGCGACGAGGTCAGCGGACAGGCGATGGCCAAGATCTGGAAGGACCAGATCGAGCACACGCTGCCCGGCAACGTCAAGGTGGAGTACGGCGGGTCTCCTGTTCTCAAGGCGTTCCAGGACATCGGCAAGGCCTCCGAGGCAAACTCGCCCGATGCCTACTCGATCTACTCGGACCCAGAGGACGCGGCGATCAACTTCTCCGATGACAAGTTGCAGAAGTACGCTGCAAACCTGCACGCCGCAGGCCGCGTCAAGACCCGACCGGTCGAACGCACGTCGACCGTCGACGTCAGCGGCACCAAGATGCGCGGCTTCCTCGCCAATGGCGACAAGAAGTCATTCCTCAAGTTCCTGCCCCCGGGCCTCGATGGCGAGGCGGTGTGGAACACCTTGACCACGGTGAAGCCCGAGGCCAAGGGGAAGGACAAGAAGGGCACAGGAAAACTCGCACCGGCAAGGACAGCGGCAACCAAGGCACCCGCCAAGAAAGGTACCAAGAAGCCCTTGAAGGGTGAGGCGTTGCTACGCGGCTACGTCCGCACCGTGTTGGGCGGCTGACAGCGTCGCCTTGAGCCGGTCCCAAAGGTAGCCGCGCTTTAGCGCGTACTTGGGACCGCACTTCGTCACGCACACGATGTCCCAGGCGGCATCGAAGTCGCCTTTGGGCAGGTGGAGCGACCCGTTGCGGGTGGTGCAGTCGATTGCCTTGAGCGCCGCGAACACCGTTGAGGGCCTGATGGCAGCCAATAGCGATCGTCGGATGTCTTCGGGCAGGTGACCGTAGATGACGTTTCTCGTTACCTCGCCCGTGAACAACGCGATGCGGACATCTTCAGGCAACCCCTTGAATATACCCGATTCAGCGCTGGTTCCCATCCACACGCTGTAGGCCTTGCGCCCGGCCTTGCCGGCTTGGATCGTCTGCAGCTGCAGCGTGCCGTTCTGGCCGCGGCCCTGCACATTCTTGGCCTCAACACCGTTCTCAGGCAGGTCGACTTCCTCCGTCGTCGACTTGGCAGGCGGTAGGCCGTAGTAGTCGCGCAGCGACGCCTCGCCCCTGCCTTCGTGCGGGGCCAGCTCCTTATGCCACAGTTCATATTGCTTGGGCGACCACAATCGACTGTCTGCTGCCTGGATCAGGTGGACGACGTCCCACGGCGTGATCTTGAGCTCTTTCCATGCCGCCAGCTTCTTCCGTGCTGTCTTCAGGCGGCTCTTAGCGTTGTCCAATCGTCTCTTTTCTTCGAGCGTCCGCTTTCGCTTGACGGTGCCGCCGTACAACCTGATGCCGGCAATCTCGGCGATGATGGTCTCGAGGGCGACAACATCCGCCTCGAGCTTCGTCAACCTGTCCCTATACGTCGTCGTCTCGGTGTAGGGGATGACCATGTTGGTCCACCTTACCCCGACGACATCGACAAGTTCACTCAGTCTTCTTCATCCCGACCACCGCCCGCCAGGTGGAAGTAGGGCTTCCCCTTCGAGATGCGGAGGAACAGCATCTTTTGGTCGAGCTGGTCACGCGGGATGATTTGGTAACCCGCCTGCTGCACCAGGATCAGGCCATCAGTGTGACCGAAGACCTGGCTCGCCTTGACGGGCGCGTTGACGACGTTTTCGATGAATGCGTCCGGATTGAGGAATGCCGGGTGATTGAGCGCCGACCGCAGCATGTCGGCCGGCGTCACCTTCATCTCGTCGGGGGCCAGATCCAGTGCCTTGCCGACCTTGACGTAGGTCGTGGTGTCGACGGGCTTCTTGATGGCGACGTCGGCATCGGTGTCGCCCAATTCGACGTACTTCTCTTCACCCAGCACCAGCAACGCCCGAGCGACGCTCTCACTGAGCAAGGCTGAGTGGATCAGCAACAGCGTGTCGCCCAGGGCCCGCAATCGTTTGGCGCCGATCTCGCCGCGTAGGATCCACTGGACCGCCGTCTGGCCCTTGGTCTCGGGCTTGGTGGCGAAATCAACGATCTTCTGATAGATGTCATTTGGGTACATCTCGCGTGCTGCAGCGACCATCTCAGGCGTTGCACCTGACCCAAACACCTGGTCAATCTTCTTGGCGACGTTCTTGAGCTTGGTCAGGTTGGCTTCGAGCGCAGCGATGCCTTCTGACTCGACGCGGACGCCGCCGTACCAACCTCCCGTCGGTTCCTTGACCTCGAACCTCCCGTAGGGCGTCTGGAGATCGAAAGTTGCACTGCCGCCCTGGACCTCGCCGTCAAGGATCTTGGCCAGGCGACGCTCACCTGGGCCCACGCCCTCGCTCTTGGCATACGGGATCTTCTGGACTTCCTTGGGCCAGAGGATGATCTTGTTGTAGTCCAGCGCCTTCTTTGCCGTCGGCGCGTTGAGGCGCTTGGGCTTCATCGTCGTGAGCTCATCGTCAGGCGCCGAAGACCGACGCCGGCGCGGCGGTGCAACGCCAGTCTTCGGCGCCGCGTCGGGGTCTGACAGGCCCGGATCATCCTGAGCCGCCCTGGAGCGGGGCATCGCTTCCACCATTAGGCGAACAGCGTCTCGCAGCATCACTCGCGTCCTCAACGTGCTCATGTTGATAACTATCTCCCCTTGGCGACCTGGTCGATGTAGGCGAGCGCCTCGTCGGGATTGTCGCCCAACATGTGCGGCGTCTTGGCGACGAGCTCACGCATCTCCTGGGCAAATGAGGCCAGGATCTCGCGGGCCTGTGCCTTCAGGGCCGGTGACTTCCGCAGCGCGGCGACGAGGCCCTCGAAGGTACGGATGTCGTGGGCCGCGGTGCCCTTGCCAAACATGACCTGGGCGATCTTGTCGGGATCATCGCTGATGAGCTCGCGCTCCAGCGTCTTCCAGTCCTTAAGGGGCTTCTTCGGGTCCTTGCCGCGCTTGGTCTGCACTACCTTGTACAGGCCCTTGTCGAAGTCGACGGTGTAGCGCGTCCTGTCGAGCTCGGTCTGCTTACCCGGGAACGTTTTCTCGGCAGCGAACCTGTTGATGACGTTGAGCAACACGTTGCGGACGACGCCCTTGACGGGTGAGTAGTCGGCGTGGCCCTGCGTCGGCGAGGTGCCGAACCTCGACCAGGTCAAGTAGCTGGCCTTGCCCAACATGACGTCGACCTGGACGTAATTGCCCGACAGGCCACCTCCCTTGACGTGGGCCGGGTAGCGCAGCGTCACGATGTTGGGGCCCACCTTGACGGCGGAGTCGGCGCCCAACATGTCCTTTGCCATGTCGAACAGCTCGTCGCGAGTCCCTGGGAACTCCGCCGCCAGGTCGACGTCTCCCATCACCGGCTTCTTGCCCGTGGTGCCGATGAACTCGACCTTGGTGACGCCCATTGTCTTCAGGTCGTCCTTGAGGTGCGGCCACGTCGCCTGGAAGTCCGCCAGCTCGATGGGCTTGACGTCGGGAAATGCGTGACCGCCTTCCTTCAACAGCCTGCGCAGGGCGTGCTTCAGCAGCGCCTCGCCGATGTCCATCTTGGGCACGCCCTTGCGGCCATACTTGAACAGCGACAGGATCTGGTGCGCCGGGGCGAAGGCGCCCGTGAACTTGTAGGCCTGGCCCTTGTAGAAGAAGACGACGCCCTCCATCGCCGCGCCGATGTTCTCGACGCTGCCCAGGCGTGCCATCTCCTTCTGCAGCACGTCCATGGCGATCTGGTTACCGCTGCCTTCGATGGCCCGGATCGCCTTGGACACCTGCGCCTGCAGCCGGGCGACCTCCTCGTCGGACTTGGCGATGAGGGTCGAGTTGAGGCCTCGCAGCACCTCGATGGCGAAGCGGTGGATGGCACCCTCAATGGGGGCGACCATACGCTTCTTCAGCGGCTCCGACGCCTTGATGAAGTCAACGACGGTCGCCTGCAGCTCCTTGGGCGTTGCCTTCTTGATCTCTGGGATGCCTGGCGCGCCAGGCGCCTCGACGGCGCGCTCGACGACCATCTTGGCGATCTTGGGAGGCAGCTTCAGGTCAGCGACTTCCTCGGACATCAGGCTGCGCAGGTAGTCGTAGACGCTGTTGCCGTCGCTGACGCCCGCCGCGGCCATCGCCTGGTCGATGTCGCTGATGGCCTTCTGGGCGATGCTGCCGTCCGACAGCTTCTTCATGGTGAGCAGCGACGGCCCGCGGACCTTCCAGTCCTTCATGCTGACGGCCTTCTGCATCTGTTCGATCTTCGACGTCAGCAGGCCCACGCCACTGTCGTCGTCAGACTGTTCGACGCTGCCGTCCTTTTGGACCTCGAAGATGGGCCATCCGTGGAAGACGATGTTGTTGCTGTCATAGTTGATGGTGTTGGGATCAGGCGCGTAGATGATCTCCATCGAATACCACCTGGTGCCCCTGGGACCGAAGACCTTCGCCTTCACCTTGTCAGGCAATGCCCCCAGCGCCTCGTTGAGGACCTTGAAAGCGGTGTTGAAGGCCAACTCCACGTTGCCGCGACCGAAGAACTTCTTGGCCAACGCGCCGGCGTCCATGCCGCCCCCTTTGATGTCGGTGCCCGTCCGCGCCACCTTCAAGCGACCCTCGGTCGCGTCGTAGGTGAAGACGAGGTTCATGCCGTCGAGCTTCTCCGACGTCTTCTCCAGCTTGCCCTCCGAGGCCCGGCTGATGACGTCTTTGAGCTCGCCGAAGGTCAGTTCCAGGTTGTCGTACAGGTGCTGCAGGTGACCCGCGGCGCCGCCCTCCCTGAGGACCGCCCATTCCAGGACCAACCTGCGTAACTCCTCGCGCCTCACTTTCGCGCCTTCGCCCTTCCTGTCGAATCGCGGACGCGCAGGATCCTGTCCGCTCGCGCGTCGGCTGACGATTGGGGCCTGTAGTCCATGCGCGACAGCTCCTGCTTGCGCCTGTCGTGGAGCCAGGCGACGAAGCCGTCGGTTACCGTCGCCGGCAGTTCGCCGGCGTCCATCTGCTTGGTGACCTCGCGCTTGGCGCGGCCCAACGCCCTGGGATCGGGGGCCTGCAGGATTGACCGGACCGCGGCATCGACACGCTCGTCGCCCGAACCCGCGGCCAGCGCCTGCCAGCGCTCCTCGGCACTCACTGTCGGCTCGTCGATGGCCTCCTTGACGGGCCTGGCCCTCAGTGCTGCTCGCTTCGCGCTCGACAGTTCCGACTTCAGGCGAGAGATCAGCCTGGAGTAGTTGGCGCGGGCCTCGCTGCCCCGGCGCTGCTTGTCGCGCCAGCGCGACAGGTCGGCGATGCGGACCTCGAGGTCTTTGATGTGCTTGGTCGACCCGTGCGGCACGCGTGAGCCGTCGGAGATGTCGGCCTCCCGCATCTTTCGCTCAACGACGAGCTCGATGAACTCATCGAGCGTTGACCTTGGGTCCCCCATTCAGCATCTCTCCTTCGGCCTTGTCGACGGCGGTCTTGAATGCGCCGAAGACGAACATACGTAGGTGGTCATCGTCGACGGGTGCGTCCGATGGCAGTCCGAAGTGCAGCCTGACCCGCTCGTAGAAGCCGGGCATCACGGTGAGTTCGAGGGTGCCGCCCTTGGGCAGCGGGATGTGGCGCGTTTCCTCGGTGGGTTCCATGGCCACCATCTTACGTCGCCGGCGCGCCATGGTCACTTCCTCTTGGGCGTGATGGGTACCGGCCCCGACGTGTCCTCGCCGCCCTTGGGCTTCTCCTTGGGTGCCGCGGCCTTGATGACGTTGGGCTCGATGTGCTTGGTCTTCTGCTTCTGGCCCTTCTCCATCTCGACTCCGGCAGGAGATGCGCTGGGATCGACGGCCTGCTGGCCCGGGATCTCACCGGTGACGATCTGGGCGATGCCCTTCATGAACGCCAACAGTGCCACCTTCTCGGCCTTCGTCAGGCTGCCAACGTACTCCTCCATCGCCAACTTGACCTGGTCGTCCTTGAACGACTTGCCGGACCGGATGGCGTTGAGCTTGTCGACGATGTCGCGGGGTTCGACGTCGCCCTGCTGCAGCTTCTCGGTCTCATCGTCCATCGTCTTGGAGCTGGCGTCTCCGTCCCCGTCGCCCGAATTGTCTGTGCCGCCCTGTGCGCCTCCCGACGCCTGGGCCTGCTTTTCCTTCTCCTGGAGCGCCTTCTGGACCAGCGCCGACTTAACGCTCTCCTGGATGACGCCATCGAGGAACGTGGCCAGGCTGGAGCCCGTCTTCAGCACCGTTTTCTGTCCCGACATCACTTGCCTCCATAGCGGATCTTGTTGAGGGGCCTGTCCTGGTGCCTGGCGGCGCGCAGGCGCTGTGGGCTGTCCTCCTCGTGCTTCGGAGCCACGCGGTTGTGGCCTTCCTCCACCAGGATGCGGTCCATGAACTTGTTGAAGCCTGCGGCCTCGCCCAGCCGGCGGCGATCCATCGCCATGTCGGCGTAGAAGTCCCGTTGGGTTTGTTCCTCTTCCTCGGCCCGGTGACCTGCCTCCTCTTCGGCGCACCTCGCGCAAATGTGGGTGTCGGCCCCCATCGGGACCAGGTCGTCGGCTACCTCGCCGCACATGTCGCAAACGTCGTGCATGGCAAACTCCAGTACTCTAAATAGGTAACCCGCGAGGTGTGCTTAAACCTTCTTTGCACGCTGCAGCTGCAAGGCCAACACGCAGGTCTGGGTCAGCGGGTCGATCTCTTGGATGCGTGCGGCCTTGACGGTGAACGGCCCAGGCATCTCGAGGGTGGTCTCCTCGCCGTGCTGTAGCTCGAACTTCTCGAAGCGGAGCTCATTGGCTCGCACTGTTGCCAATGCTTCGGCAAGTTCGACTTTGAATTCAATCTCCGGGTGGACGTCGAACAACACCGTCCGCAGCAGGCCGGTGAGGGGCAGGTGCTGCGTGCCGATGTGACGGTCGGCGATGACGTGGACGTACTGTCCCTGTAGTTGATCGACCATCTCCGACTCGAGCTCGGGCAACCGGCCCTTCAAGGCGTCGCTCATCAGGATGCATGATGGGTCAGGCTTCAGTTCCATGTATTCTCCTTCGACGAGCCTCACTGATTTTTCGACGTGTTTCTTCAGAACATGGACGTCCCGTAAGCCCTCGAGCGATTTTAGCTCGTGTTTCATCTGAGTGTCGTCGGCCTTGCGCGCGCTCACTCATACGTTGTCGAGCCTCAGATGACATTTTCTTTCCCACGCTGGCTTTTGCAATCTTAACACGATGTTCTGGCGTCAGGTGTTTTCCAAAGCGGGGATGATTCTTACCACGCATTACTCGTGAGTTACGACCGCCTTCTCCAAGTTGTATCCATACTCGATCGAATAAAGCCTAATGATCCAATCGCGCTCAGCCTGTTGAACATTCCTGAAGAACGATCACCTCAAATGCGTCTTCACCGTAAGCTCGCAACGCACAATGAAAAGGCAACACACTTCCTTGTTGCGCTGCTCTTACGTGCCCTCGCCATCGTCGATGAAGAGGCAGCGTTGTCTGTCCCACGTAGGACTTACCGCTTGTGCGGTTCAAAACCTGGTAGACCTTCACCAGGAGAATATACTACGTCTTTGAAGAGCACGTCTGCAAATCGAGCATATTCACGATCCAACTCCGTCACGCGGTCGACGTCGTGGGTGACGACCCGCAACGTCACCGTGTCCGACTCGATGACGATGGTGGCGTTGTGTCTGACCTCGCGCTCATAGTCGAGCAGGCCCATCAGGAACCTGTCGCGGTCCCCATCACGCCTGAACATGTACCGTTTGGTCAATGCACCGTCGACCTGGCGCCACCGCTCGACGGCCAACACCGGTGCCTCGGCCTCCCGAGGCTCGACGGGCAGCGCGCCGAACGTCATCGGGCGATTGGCCTTCTCGATGAACTCGCGGTGCAGCTGCTTCAGGCTCATCCCGTCACCACGATCCCGCCGACGACGGCCGCCTCGGTGAAGTTGCTGCCGTTGGTCCAGATGCGACGGTCGCGGTCAATGATGCAGGAACCGCCCTTGAACTTCAGGTCGCGCTCCTGGCCCACCCGGTTGCTGACGATCAGGTTGGCGCGGGTCTCCTCGACCAGCTCAACCCAGGCCGAGTCCGGGTAGCCGTAGTCACCGCCCCAGTTGGTCAACAGGGCGATGGTGTCGACGGAGCCCAGGCGGTAGAACGGCACGCCGTGCTCGAACCTGTACGACTCGCGGTACTTGTTCATGGCGTCGCGGCAGATCAGGATGCCCAGCCTGCCGGCGGGGGTGATGACGACCGGGTTGACAGCCTCAGAAGGCTGTGCCCACAGGTTGTCGCTGCCCCACAGGTTGTGCTTCTGCGCGTTGGCCTCGAGGCCACAAGGCCCGACGACGGCGGCGCTGTTGTACAGCTTGCCCTCACAGAGTTCAGTATAGCCGAAGACGATGTGGCAGTTGAAGCGCTGGGTGATGGCGGTGAAGGCCTCGGTCTGGTAACCACCGCGGTCCTGAGCGACCTGCATCGCCTCCCGTGGCGACCGCAGCACATAGCCGCCGATGCACAGCTCGGGCAGCACCACGACGCGGGCACCCTTGGCAGCAGCCTCAAAGGACAGCTGCAGGGCGGTCGCCAGGTTCCTGTGCACGTCGAGCAGCTTAGGCTCGAACTGGACAGCGGCGACGATCGCGGCGTTGGGGACCGAGGTGACCAGCATCAATCACTCCCTCGGCGCATATGAAGAGGCGATCCGGCGCAGGAACGTCGGGTTGAGCAGGTCACCTTTGCGGGACTGTGAGTCGTACGTCCGCCAGCTCTCGTCGTTCGGGTCCTTGTACTGCAGCATGTACGATTCGCGGCCTTTATAGTCGGGGTTCATCCCCTGCTGAAAGACGCGGCCCGACGTTCTCTTTGCCTGGCGGGCGACCTGGTAACCGCTTTCGGTCTCCAACGCGTTCCACTCAGGATCCTTGGTGTTCAGTCGCAGCGGCACGTTGCCGGCCATGATGCGCTTGCCGTGACGTGCCTCATTGACTTTTGGTCGCTTGCCCTCACCAAACCGAGCCCGACAAGAGGGTCCCATCTCAGGACCCGAGAACGACGTCTTACCGCAGTTCTTGCACGTCCAGCTCTCGTCCTCACCGTAGCCCGCCATCGATGGGATGGGTTCGTTCACCTCGATGTTTTCGCTGCCGCAGTGATCACACGGCGGACCCTTGCTGAGATACTTTTGGTACGCTGGGTCATCGGCGTACGGATCGGGAGGGCCAGCATCAGCGAGCTGCATGCCGACGGCACCCAGCGCCTCGCGGAGGCGCCGGCGGTGCTCACCCATCGGGTCGTACAGCTTCTGGCCCTCCTTGCGCTTGCGGCGGATGGTCTTGCTGAGGTACTCGCGGAAACCATCTAGTTCCCGCACGATGTCTGGGTGGTCCTTCATCAGCTGGACGTCGGCGGCCGACAGCTCGCCTGTCTTTGCCAACATGTTGATGTAGTCGTTCATGGTGGTCAACACCAGGATCTCGAGGTCGTCCGGGTCGATCTCCGTCGCCGCCCAGCGCGCCTTTTCCAGCGCCTTGTCGACGGCCTGCTTGGCTCCTGCCACCGAGAATTCCAACTCCTTGGCGATCTGCTCGAAGGAGGCGCCCTCGACGTCGGCCATGCTGCCCAACGCTGTCGACTTGTAGGCGCGGCGCTTCTTGGGCTCGTCGACCGCCGCCTCGTCCTCGTCGGGTTCCGGCCTATCGTCAGCACCGCCGCCGCGGAATGCCTTGCCCAGGTCGGCCTTGGTCTTCTCCAACCGGCGCATGTACTCCGCTCCGTGAACCCCCGGTGGGATCTTCTTGACGGGCGGCAGGTCGGCCGGTGCCTCGTTCATCTGCCTGATCATCCTGCGGACGGCGCGCCGGACGGCCTCTTCGACCTGCTCGGTGCCGCCCTGTGCTGCCTTCTTCATCTCTGCATTCTCTTCAGTCTGCGCCAGTTCCGCGTCATGAACGGCGCGGACCGCCTTGTAAAACTTGGGCACGTCGTCAACGGGCACGTCCTTGGTCAGCTGCTTCAGCGCCACGTCGAGCTCAGGCTTCGTCTGTGGGACGAAGCACGGGTTCACCGGATCGGTGACCGCGGCTGACGGGTCGACAACGTCGTTGACGTTGACGGGCTCTTCCTCCTCGGGCATGGTCAGGTCGCCGAGGTGGCCGCCATCCAGCGCCTCCCTGACCAGCTCCCGCAGAGCCTCCTCGCTGACCGTGACCTGTGCCATCACACTTTTCCCCCGCGACGTGCCCACCAGGCACGTCGCGCTTCACTCATTTTCGCGCGAGTTTCAGGTCCGCGCTTGCTGCCTCGATTACTCTCGGAACGCCTGGCGATTATTTCAGACGAAAGTTTGCGACCCTTTCCGATCCGACTCAGAAGCCTCTTGGTTTCTTCGCTTCGCGTCTTACCACGCATAGCCTGGCGACGTTGCTCGCGAAATGTTGGGTCCTGCCATTGCGCCGTGACTGACGTGCGAATGCGTTCACGAGTTTCTTGAGCGTGACTGCAACCCTCGCCGCCCGGCGTCCAGTTACAAGCGATTGAAGATGCTTCACCGTCGTCAACGAATGTGTGCAATTCGGCAACGAGCAAGCGCTCGACCTCCAACGCATGTGAGGCGTCTTCGGTGGTCAGAACAACCTCGCGACGAATGCCGTACTTGTTCTTGACGTTCGTGTGCTTGGGATTGCGTTGCACTCGTTGTAGACGGTAGTCGTCACCCTGCCCCACGTAGAAGGGGCGGGGGATTGCTTCCTCCGTCCAGTCAACGTACACGTGGTGCATTACTTCTACTCGTCGCTTTTGAACTTCGCTTCCGTGAACTTCCTGCCGAAGTACAGCGTCAAGATCGGGATGAAGTACGCGCTGCAGGCCGCGACGTCGAATGGGCGGATCGACACCGGCCCGACCTTCTCGACGATCGACATCAGGTACGCCACCGTCGTCACCCAGAAGGCGACCGTGGTGAACGTCACCGTCACCGACCCGTAGCCCTTCGAGTCCTTGATCCAGAGCCAGGAATCGTGCACCTTCTCGGGCTCGGCGAGCGTCGCCTCGCAGTCGGGACAGCACTCACACTTCTTCGCTTCATCGGCCATGAGACACCTCTGGTCTAAATAGGCCGCACGGCGAGACTGGTGTACGATTCTATGTCATGCCAATGGCCACGAGAATTTACACACGTGAATGCGAGTCCTATCATGTTCCATTCAACTCTAAAAGTAATAAGAAGCGTTGCTATGAATGTGTTTCACAAGGTTCAGGCAGCGCCAAGCAACGGTGGGCCAAGTATGGAATTACGTACCCTCAATACATCACAATTTTGACCAGACAGAAACATCGTTGTGCCATTTGCAACGTTAACTTGCAGCAATTGAATCCACGTAAAGTACACGTTGATCATGATCACACCACGGGCCATATCCGTGGCATCGTATGTGTAGGATGCAACCGTGGTCTAGGATTTCTTGATAACGAAAAGTGGATGACTAACGCCAGGCGCTACATCACTTCTGCGCTTGATTAACAACATAGACCGTCAAGACGGTGAGGCCAGCACCCACCACGAAGCCCAGGCCGGTGCCCAAACCCACCCACAGCGAGGTGTTGGGCCTGTTCTCCTCGTGCTGCTTGATGACGCCGTTGAGGATGTTGATCTGCTTGTCGCGGGAGTCCACCTGCGCCTGCAGAACCTTCTTGTCAGCCTCCAGGTGCGTCCTGGTCTCGGCGACCTGGAAGTCGCACTTGGCCTTCTCCTCGGCACGGGCGTGGTCGACCTCGATCTTGATCTGTTCCTGCAGCGTGTTGAGCTGGGCAACGATCGTCGCCGTCGCCTTGGGCGACAGCAGGATGCCGGTAAAGGGGGCAACCTGGCCCTTCTTCATGGGGGAGATGGCGGCGCCGACGTCGGGCTCGCCCGGCGCCGGCTTGGGCGCCTCGGGCAGGGTCACTGTCCCGACGGGAGGCGGGTCCTGTGCGTAAACGGGCGCAGCGACGACGAGCTGCGCGCCGATGAGGAGCGATGCGATCAGCTTCTTGGGGTTCATGACCCCATACTACACCGTCTCAGGACGGGAGGACGATCGTGAAGTAGAGTGATGGTGAACACCATGTACCACATCTACGTCATTCAGAACACGATCACCCTCAAGTTGTACGTCGGTCTGACCAAGAATCCACAACGTCGTTGGAAAGGTCACAGGACGAACGCCAACGTTGGTCGCAAGAAGAACCGCCTCTATGACGCCATGCGGTCATACGGCAATGACGCCTTTACTTTCACAATCATTGAAGACCATGACACGCCTGAGGCGTGCGCTGAGGCTGAGTGTTTCTGGATTGCCTTCTTCAGGAGTTGGGATCCGGCGTTCGGTTACAATCTGAACCACGGCGGGACGCTCGGACTTCCCACTGAAGAAACGCGACGTAAGATGTCAGAGTCCGCCAGGCGTCGTGGTGCGAACAACAAGGGGAAGAAGTTCTCTGAAGAAGCGCGCGGCAACATGAAGCTCGCTCAGAACAATCGGAGCGAGGTGTGGCAAGAAAACTTGCGTTCAGCACTTCAACAACGTGATGAATCTTGGCGCCAAAATGTGGGTCGGGCGCCCAAATCACCCGAGTGGAAAAGAAAACTTAGTGAGTCAGTGCGCGCCGCTTACGCAAGAAAGAAGGCGATGACTACGGATTCGGCAACACAATGACGAAGCCCGTGGCTTCCGACAGCTTCTTGGCGAGTTCATCGGGATCGTCCTTGTACTTCTTGACGAGGTCCTCGATCTGAGCCTTCTTCTTGGCATCGAGATCCTTCCTGGCCTCGTCGTAGTGCTTCTGAACCGCGGCAAGCGTGTCCTGCAGCTTCTTGACGTTGGCCTCGTGCTGGCGCTGTTCCTCGGCGCGTGCGTCCTGGATCCTCTTCAGCTCCTCGTCGTGCGCGTCCTTGATCTTCTTGTACTCATCGGCGAACGAGATTTCCCGCTGCCGGAACACGAAGAAGGCGGCGATGCCGCCGACGACCAACAAGGCCAGCGACCAGTACTTCTTGACGTATGCCCAGATGGTTGCGAGTGCGGTCATGGGTCAGTTCGGCTTGGCCGGCTCCTTGTTCTTGGCATCGGGCATCCGCATGTCCAGCGAGTTCGACTTGATGGCCTTCATTACCAGGCCCTGACGGGCGTACAGCTCCTGCAGGGCAACGTGGTGGGCCTGGACGGTGTGTGCCAGGGTCATGACGGCGACGCCCATGTTGTGGACCTCGGTGGCGAGCGACTCCATGGCGTGAACGGCCTTTAACAGGAGGGGAGATTTTTCCAGCGTCTTCTCGACCAATTTTTCGAAAACGTTCACGGTGTGGGTCCCTCTTCGATCAGATCATACAACGCGTCGTGGTCAAGTTCATTGACGCTGCGGGTGTGCTGCCTCTTGGGCTTGCCCTCGATGGCCTCCTTCACCTTCCGCATGACCAACTGCTCGACGATCCTCTGGGCCCGGGAGTCGTCGCTGGCAATCAGCTTGGCGAACTCATCAAAGACCTCCTGCATCGACAGGTTGTGCTGGAACAGCCTCGCGCGCAGGGCGGCATGGACGTCCTTGTCGAGCTTGACGTGGACGCACTTGCGGTCCTGCAGCAGGTCGGTCCGCATGTCAGGCCGGCGTCCCCCCGGCGCCCCCCTCTCCGGCGCGGTCAGCGCCCGGTGCCGGGAAGTCCTCGGCCTCCACGTCCTCCTCGGCCTTGCCGGCGACGATGCCGTGGTCATCGCGTAGCACCTGTTCGAAGGCCTCGACGACGTCAGGGGCGTAGTTCTTGCCCAGGAAGTTCTTGGCGCGGCGTGCCAGGGTGCTGCGGACCTCGAGCAGGCTGTCGTAGTTGTCGATGAGCCTGACGACGCCGTTGACGAACGACTCGATGTCAATGTCCTCGAGAGTCAGCTTGGCGGGCGGTTCGGCCTCGTCGCCCCCCTCCTCGTCTTCCTCGGCCTCGCTCAGGATCCGCCGCGTCAACATCCGAAAATCGCGGCCCTCCGTCTTGGAGGACTTTGCCTCGCCCTCGTACTGCGCCAGGTAACGATCGACCTGCGCGTCGAGCGAGTCGTCGGTCTCCTTGGGCAGCGCGTTCTCGCCCTCCTCGCGGAGCAGCCGCTCGCGGAGCAGGCGCTTCAGGTCGCCCAGGCGGATCATGCGCTTCACTTCAACACCTCGTGCAGGGCCTCAGCCTTGAGAAACCGCTCTTCGATGACGTTCCAGTTGAACTCTCGCATCTGGGCGACCAGGTAGCTGCGCTTGTCAGTCAGGTAGTCGCGGTGGTAGGAGTGCTCGTGCATGTCGACAACGATGAGCGGGTACAGGCCCAACATCACGTCCTGGCTGTGATTGCTGACGACGGTGTTGACGTACCGGCGCAGGAACATGTTGTAGCCACACACTGCCCAACCGTTGCCTGCTGACAGCGCGCACGCCATGAAGTCCTTCTGCCAGTCCTCGAAGGTGCCGAAGTCGCGCTCGAGCCTCATGTACGCCTTGGAGTCCATGTAGACCTCCGAGTGTGGGTCGAAGCAGTTGGCAAAGTACAGCTCGTGCAGCCAGACGGAGTTGAGGTTGTACGCCTCATCGAGCTTCAGCGACCTGAAGTCCGAGTGCCTCGAGTCGGCAGACGACCGCTCGGCGGTGTCCAATTCGGTCGATACCGCGTTGAGCGTCTCGACGTACTTCTTGTAGAGCTCGGTGTGGGCGTCCTTGGTCTTCTGCGACACCAACTCGCTGACCTGCTTGTAGGGCTTGGGCTCGGCCACGTAGGATTCGTCGAGCTTGCCCCTCACCGCGGCGACGACGGGGTGCTTGTGGATGCTGGCCTTGACGATGCCGTCGAGGTCGACGCCTGCCAGTGAGTTCTTCTTGTCACTTGATGTCATCTGGTAGCTCTCCTCGGGCGAACTGCCGATCGGTAATCCTAAGTAGGCGCCTGTCTGTGCTCCTGAACCACTCGTCCTGTTCCCTATCAATCTGGAACTTGCGGAGGATGGTTCGGTCGCGGGGCGTCTTGAATTGGGCAATCTCTTCGATGGGCCTATCGAGGCCATGCCAATATGCGCCGTCGAGCTGAACGTAGGCGTCAATGTCAACAACGTAGAAATCGATGGGCCACTGATTCACCACGACCTGTCGTTCAACGTGTTGGAACCTGGCGACGAGATATTGATACAGCGCTTCCTCAGGTTTCGATGTGAAGTACGTCCCGTTCGCCTTCATCGTCAGGTGACGCTGCCGGCACTTTTCAGGCGTGTTTGCAAGAGCATGGATTTCAGGAAGAGCCAGAACAGACTCAACTCCAAACCGTTCCTTGATAGTTGCTCTCCTCTTGGCGATTGCCTCTGGAGTTGTTGCAGCGCTCAAGCAGGCATTACGTACATGTGGAAGTTGCGTTGCTGAATTGACACCGTAACGTTCCATTACGGTTTGACGGGCCTTTCGACCTCGTGCTTTCTTTTCTTCGGGCGTCAACGCGTCTTGTGCTCGCTGCGCAATTTGAGAGGCCCAATCAATACCAAACTTACGCTGCATGGTGGCTTCCATGACAGGTCGAAGAACGCCATTACGACTACGTGCAGCTTGTGAACACTTTCGTGAACAGAAGTGATATGTTAGCTCCGCCTTTTTTTGGGCGAACTTATACTCAAAATCATTGTAGCACTGATCGCACCTCAGTTGCAAGAACCGTGGCACGACGCCATTACGATTGGTGGCAACGCCAGACCTCACGCCAAGCAGCATAGTAATACCTATCTGCTTTCAAGCGTTTTCTAGTCCAATTCGTAATTTTGCTCCAATTCGGCACCGTCGACCAGAAACTTTTCACCTTCCGGCGTCCTGAGGATGATGTCCCGAGGTCCCACCGAATCGACGGTGTAACGGATGCCCGCCTTCTTGTGCATCACCTTGAGCTCGGGCGATAGGATGGGCTTCTCGCCGTCCTTCGTCTTCGCGTTCATGGTGATGTCAACGGTCTCTGCGAGAGCCTGGAGCTTCTTGTTCCATTCCTCTCGCATGACCCGAATGACATCGGCCTCCGTCAAGTTTCTCATCGCGCCTTGGCCTTAAGTATGGCCTCCTCGACGCTTAGCACCTCAATCCCGACCGATCGAAGGAGGTCGATCCCCGACGTGTCGCGGTAGGGGACCTGGAAGACGACCCGAGCGATCTCGGCGTTGATGATCAGCTTCGAGCAGTCGCGGCACGGGCTGTGAGTGACGTACATGTGCTTCTTCTTGGCGAAGTTGTAGTCGCACTTGACCAAGGCGTTGATCTCGGCGTGGATGAAGCCGCTCTTGCCCGGCTCGGGCGACTCGTGTACGTGTGGGCCGCCCTTGTAGTTGCCGTTGTAGCCCACCGACAGCATCTGGGTGTTATCGTCTGACACGATGATGGCGCCCACCTGGAGCCTGGGATCGTACGACCGCGCCGCCATCGTCCAGGCAACCTGCATCCACGTTTCGGGCCACGACGGTCGTTTGCCGTCGTTCACGGAGCCTTGCGCGAGCTCCCACCCGAACCTGACCTGCTCGAGCGCGTCCTCGCCGTACTGGTAGCCCTTCTTCACCATCTCGGCCCAGGCTTCTTCGAACGTCGTCCTCTTCATGCGGCCCTTTTTAGCATCAGCTCGTGGAGTCGTGAGATGTACCTGACCCTGGCGTACTCGGGCGCCCAGGGCTTGATGTGGAAGTCGTACGGCTCGGCCTCCGTCGTCCACCCGCGGCCCTCCGTCATTGTCAGGTCGCGGGCCTCAGTTGCCAGTATCCGCTTGTCGACCAATTTTACTGAGGGCGGCTCGTCGCGGCTGAGCTTGAACACGTCGCAGATCACCTCCATCAATTTGGCCTCAGCCTCGCGGTAGAAGGCGAACTCCGGGCACTTCTTCAACGGCGACGGCACGTCGACGAGGTAGGCCTCGCTGGCATCGTGCAACAGGCCCCACAGTGCGTCCTCCTCCGGACACATCAACGACACCAACACGCAGTGTTGGGCCACGCTGTAAAAGCTGGAACAGTGACCGGCGAACCTCGACAGCAACGACAGCGCGTGGATGATGTCGTTGATGTCAATGTCTTCGGGACGGGGGTCGAGCGGGTAGAACCGCTTGCCCGTGTAGGTGCAGATCCACCCGCCCCTACGCTCAGTCGTCGCTGTCTCGATCATTCAGTTCCTCCAGCGACCGGAGCGACAACCGAGGTCGGTCGTCCAGCAGCCTTTGGAACTCTATCGTCTCTAGCCGTTCGAGTTCACGCCCAAGCTCGGCCCCCGACAGGCCGCGCTTCAGCAGCGCGTCGCCCGTCACCGTCAGTTCATAGTTGATGAATGCCCTGAGCAGGTTGAGGTCGGGCATACCACGCTCGCCACAGTACTCGACCAGCACGTCGTCGTCCATGCGGAGGCCGTTGAACTGGCGGCGCAGCCTGTAGGCATTTTCGAGCCCGAGGTCGCGGAATCGCATCAGGAACGTGACCTGGGCGACTTCCTGTGCCGTGTACTTCAGTTCGTTGAGACGACGCGCCACCGTAGGCACCGGGTTGCCGTCGAGCAGCACCGCCAATACCACGGGCAGCACCCGCGATTCAATGCCCGAGCTCGACACCATGACGTCGGGCGACATGGCGACGCTGAGGCCAGGGAAGACTCGGCCCCACATCCCGAATTCATCGAGCAGCTTCAGGAAGTGCCTGACGAACCTCGATGACGCCACGCCCTTGATGAACTCATCGCGGATGCGCTCACCTGACACGCCGTCGAGATTGTTGTCCTCGGTAATGGCGATCACCGTCTCAGCCTCCAGTGGCCAGTGGAACCGCGCGGCGAAGCGCAGCGCACGGAGCACCCGTAGTCGGTCCTCGCGGAACCTGTCGACGGGATTGCCTATTGTCCTGATAATGCGGACTTCGATGTCGGCGAGGCCGCCGACCAGGTCGACCACCTCGCCCTGGGCGATGTCGTAGAACAGCGCGTTGACCGTCAGGTCACGTCGCTTGACGTCCTCTTCGATCGTCGTGAAGACGACGGCCTCGGGCCTGCGACCCTCGCCGACGTCAGTCCTGAACGTGGCAATTTCGTACTCGTGGTCGCCTGGCGACAGCTCAAGGAGGCCGAACGCCTCGTGCCGCGCACGTACGACACCGAACGCCTTGCCGACCTCGATGACCTGCCACCCCTCGATGGGCCGCAGCAGCTCGATCACCTGGTCGGGAGTCGCATCCGTCGCCACGTCGTAGTCCTTGGGCACCTGGCCCATCAGCGCATCGCGCACGGCGCCGCCGACGACGTAGAGCCGAAAGCCCGCCCGATCGAAGGCGGATGACAGGTCGCGCAGGTCCTGCGGCAGGACCATGTCGAGGTGGCGTCGGACTTCCATCCAGCCATCCTACTATAGCGGCTCGAGGCTTACATTGTCACTCGTTGTGAATCTTTTCACGCCTGTCGACGGCGAAGTGGTGCTGGAAGCAGCGGGGCTCGTAGAGCTCGGCGCCTCCCACCTGGATCTCGCCCCTGTCATCGTCGACGTGCTTCTTGTGGGTGTAGTATGCATCGCGCCCGCAGATGGTGCACACCGCGGCGCACTTTTCGACGTGGGTCGCCCACGCCAGCAGCTTCTCCACCTCATGGAACGGCTTGCCCGTCGCCGAGACGTCGAGGGTCGACACCACGATGCTGATGCCGTTGCGGTACAGCCACACCAGCACTTCGGCGATGTTGGCGATCATGAAGGCTTCATCGACGGCGACGACGTCGGGTTCCTCGTCCATCTGCGCCAACACCTCGAGGATGTCGGCTCCCGTCTTCACCGTCTTCGCAGGGACCGTCCAGCCGCTGTGGGACACCACCTCGCCCGGGCTGTAACGGTCGTCGAGCGACGGCTTGAACACCGCGACCCGCTTGCGCTGGTACTTGAAGCGCTCGAGCGCCGACAACAGCTTCGTCGTCTTGGACGAGAACATCGGTCCCACGTAGACCGAGAACGTCGGGTTACCCAACATCAGACCCATGACCTCCTCCGACGAATGTAACCCACCTGTCAGTGGACGACGGGCAACTGCAACACGAGGAACGGCCCTCGCACCCCGGCGCTGTATTCCGCCGCCGCCGTCAGGGCGAGCTCGATCCGGTTGGGCGCCGCCAGGCCTGAATTGCGGGTGGCGAACATCGCGCCCAGGGCGATCTGGGCGCCGCAGCCCACTGCCGCGTAGTTCTCGATCGGACGACCCACCTGAAAGTCAGACTCGACAACGTAGAGGCGTCCCTTGTAGCCGACCAGGAACGCCGCATCGTGTTCCTCGAGCTCGTTCTCCTTCTTCATCGAGCCCTTGTCCTTTTGCATCGCCCGGACGGCGTCGATGAAGTCGGTGACCATGTAGGCCATGTCATCCTTCTTCTGCGACTGCTCGGGAGGCGACAGCGCGTAGCGCAGCAGTTGGCCGATGCGGAACGACCCGCAGAAGCCCATGATGAACTCGCCGCTCTCGGTGACGAACACCTTCTCGTCGGCGCGGCCGCAGATGGCGAGGCTGTACGCCTCGACCCCGGCACTGTCGCCGCCGATGTAGACGATTCCGTCCTGTTCCAGGCCCACGATGCAGGTCACCCGCCCGACCTCCGCGTCTTGACCTCGATGACGTCGAAGGGCGGCGCAACGCCCGCATTGTTCTCCGCTGACACCTTCAGTGCCTCGAGCAATCGTTCACGAGGTTTGCCCTTCGTCGCCCGCAGCGAGCCCAAGGCGGGCTCGGCGCCGCTGCCCACCGCGGCAAACTCGACGCTGGCCTCGACGAGCTGGAAATTGCCCTGGACCTCGAACAGCCTGCCGCGGAAGCCGACCAGCAGCGCACCGTGGAAGTAATGCTGGCCATTGTGCTCCTCGGTGCACTCGAGCTTCTTCAGCCCCTCACGCACCGCCGGGATCACCTGCGCCACGAGGAACGCCTTCGGATCCTCGCCTGAGTACGGCGGCATCTCGATTGCATGCTGGATGGCGTCCATGACCTTGGGCAGGCCGCAGACGCCGAAGCCGATGTGTCCCTTCTCAAAGACCTTGGGCTCCTTGATCAGCGTCCTGTTGAGGCCTCCGTCCGTCGCCGCCCGGTCGCCGCCGAGCCATACGGACTTGCCTTGTACCAGACCTACGATGCACGTCATCTGATCACTCCTTGTTCCGACTGTACGACGACACCAGACACAGTTCACGGTGCCGACAATTTTGAAAGTGGTAACGAAGCATGGTCGGTCCCCTGCCTACCCTAAGGCAGTAAGGACACGTCACATCATGATGGTATCGCTCTCGATTTGTCGCTCGATTTCGAGCCGAAAGGTCAGGGCGACGACGGCCTCGATTTGCGTCTCCGATCTTGCGCCTAGTCGCGTCTGCCTGCGGGATGCCACACCTGGAACCTCGTGCGCCGCCTCGTGCAATGTTCCAACCGATCCTTGGCTCAGATCTCAATACGAACTCATACAAGTAGCATGAGTTCAGGTGATCCTCAAGCAAGAACGTGACCTGAAATTGTCGTCCCGCAAAGCGCTTGAACCGACGGTGCTCATTGAGCCGGTGTGGCAATCGGTACTTGAACGCGACACCGACGTAGCCATCTTGCCTTGGCTGAGTGCACGTTTCATCATGCAACCAATAGACGACAGCGGACCGATGATCACCCCTGGTCGGGAGAACCTGCGCGAGCAGATGCTCTTGATTTGAGACTTCACGCCACAAGGTTCCAGTGCCTCTCATAGACGTGAAGAGAACCAGCGTGCCAGATCATGGGACCGACCGCGACGTTCAAGTCAGACGCCAACTGCATATGCACGTGGTCCTGCCAGGCCTTGTCGTTCTTGTAGCCGAAGACCACGTCGTTTGATCGCATACGAACATCGGCAATGAGCTCTCCGTCGCGAATGAAGTACTGGACGGCGTCGGTGCAGATGAAGTCACTCATCCCATCACGATTGTACTCCTTCCAGATTGAAGGGCGGGTGTACACCATCTCAGCGCGGCGGCTTTCGGGAGCGCGCTCGAGCTCAGCCAGGACGTGATCGTATTGGTTGTGATTTTCCTCACTCCAGACGAGGTAACCGTAGTTGGAATTGATCGTCCCGTCCTTCGTGGCGCAGGCCTTCCACGCTGCAGGCGCGCCTCCCCGGATGTCATTCACATTCCGTGACATCGAGCGGTACCATTCGATCTCACGCTCGACGTAGTCCCGATTGACTGTTCCGAAAATGAATGTTTCATCAGCGATGAACGTCGCGCCGATCACCTCGATCATCTTGCAACCGGTCTTGTCGGCCACGTGTTCTCGGCGCTCCTTGAGGTCCCTGAACCAAGCACGGACATCCGAGACGCGGTGTTGGATGTGAATCATGTGTTAAGCCTTTTCTTCCAGTCGTTGCCCTTTGCGACCTCGCTCGGCTCCTTACCTGTCGCCATCGTCTCTTCCTTGATGGCTCGGATCTCATCAACAGTCTTGCCGATCTGCCACTCGCATCCCGGCGGAGGCAACGCTCCGAACGTTCGTCGTGTCATCAATCGTCTCCTCATGTCTTCAGCGCTAGCGTCAGGAACTCAGGCGTCTGCTCGGCCCAGGCGATGGTCCGGTCGAGGCCCTCCCAGAACCGTACCAACGGCACGTAGCCGAGTTCATCCCGGGCCCTACTGACGTCGGCCTGGGTGTGCATCACGTCTCCAGGTCGCCACGGAGCGTCGACCTTCGTCGCCTGCGGGTAGCGCTGCATCAGGTGGTCCAGGATCTCATTGTTGGTGGTGCGATCGCCACACGCCACGTTGTAGCACCGCCCGCGCAGCCTGTCGGGCACCAGCGATGCCTTGACACACGCGTCGACAACGTTGTCGACGTAGCACATGTCCCGTGACTGCGTGCCGTCGCCGTCGGACCGCATGGGCCTGCCCTTCATGATCGCCGTCAGCCATGCCGACACCGCCGTCGAGTACGGGGTGTCACCCAATTGGTTGGGACCGAAGACGTTGAAGAACCTCAGGCACGCCGAGTCCAGGCCGTACAGGTCGGAGAACATCTGCAGGTAGTCCTCGATGTGGGCCTTCTGGAGCGCGTAGGGCGACTTGGGATTTCGAGGCGTCGACTCGTGGGTCGGCAGGTGCTCGGCACCACCGTACACTGAGCTCGACGAGGCGAAGACGACGCGGTTGCAGTTGCCGCGCGCCGCGGCGATCAACTTGACCGATCGGCAGGAGTTGACGAGCTGAGTCTCGAACGGATGTTCGACTGAGTAGCTGACCCTGGGTACCGCGGCGATGTGAAAGATGGTGTCGTAGCTGCCGTGCTCGACTCGCCTCAACGAGGCGTCGCAGGCAAAGTCCTCGACGTGGACCCGCTGGCCCTTGGGCACGAATTCCAGGTGACCGTTGCTCAGGTCGTCGACGACATCGACCTTCCACCCCTCGTCGAGGCAGCGCCTGACCAGGTTCGAACCGATGAAGCCGCACCCACCAGTCACCAGGATTCTCACAATGATCTCCTTAGCTTGGCAATCGATGCCCCAAAATGAGCGCGAACCATAGCTTCAAGCTCCTCAAACCCAAGGTACCTTGCCTCATAACCGTGTTCACGACAGTACGTTTGTAGTGCGTCCATCTTGGCCTCGAGCTTCTTCGGGTCCTCATATCCCTTGATCTCCTCGATCATAGTCTTCGTCAAGGTGTGAATCTGAAAATCAGGAACATAGTGACGAATGCCATTCCATTCGTATTTGATCCGAATGTCGTGCGCCTTCGTCCAGAACGTGACGGAGTCATCAGCATCTAGCATCTGCATGCGAAGCTGCTCAAAGAACGAATCATATCGCTCGATCTTACCTGTCTTGGTCGACATATAGGTTCCTTTTCTGCCTCTTGACCCACAAGACAGGCACCCGCTGATGATTGCAGCAGTACGATTTTGTGACATTCTTTGTCGCGTCTTGATAGTGTGACGTCGACCGAAGAATGGATTGCATTCACCAGTAATGTCACGACTAAATCGTTGTTTGCGTTCTTCATCAGTCATCGCACTTAACGCTTGAGCAATGCCTTCTGAAATGCGTTTCCTGATGTCATCACTGTGCTTACATCCGAAGTAGTGATTACCCTCACCACGCATGCGCTCTGATGTTTCTCTCTTCCACGCTTCTGAACGTATGCGACCAATGTTCATGCACTTTCGACTACATGAATCTCGTGTCGCTCGACGACACTTCATGGGACGGTCATATTCACGTCCACACGAGTCACACTTGAAGTGACCGTAACGGGTCGTAGTTCGACGAACTCGTCCAGTCTCCTGATCGTATTCTCGTAACAGCACGATCACTAACTATCCCGCGCCGCCGGTGATCAGCACTCGCATGAAGGCGATACTACGCCCTCACGCGTCCAAAGTTCAGAAGCCTTCCTCGATGCCGATCCAGACGCGCATTTTGCCGGGTCCCAGGTTCTCGAAGTCAATGTAGAGTGACTTCTTGATGCCGGTGTCAACATCGCGCACCTTCGCGGTTACACCGGCATCGTCGCCGCCCACGTTGTGTTCCTTGACGTCGACGGCACCCATGTCGGTCAGGATCTTTGCGACCTGTTCGGACGCATAGCCCATCATTCCTGCCGTGTCCTTGATCTTCGGGTCAGAGATGTCAAGCGCCGGATTCTTGCTGGCGTTGCCCTTGACGCCCGCCATCCGCATCGTCACCTTGGTCGTCTTGGACTCCGACTTCATCGCAGCGGCCAATGGCTTCATGATGTCCTCGACGCTGACGTCGCCCTTCATCTTCTTGAGGGCGCCCTTGTCGGCCCTCTTTAGCTTGGCGCCGCTGACAATCTTTTGGACCCGTTGGGCCAGGTCGGCGGCATCGAACCTCGCGGCCTTGCGACCGGGTTCGTAGTTCCACGCATTCTGGTAGGCGTCAGCCATGTCCATGACGGCATCGTGGACATAGTACGTGTACACGTCCCACATCTCGGACTCCTGCTCCTCCGGAGGCAACTTCTTGGCATCACGGTATTCATACTCGAGGTTCTGCCAGGTGCTGCCCAGTGCGCCGGCGACTCCACCGCCCTCGTAGCCAACGTCTTCGATCTCATCGACCAGGTCCTGCGGACCTCCCGCCTGCTTGACGGCGGCGCCGATGGCCTTGCGAAACTCCTCAAACGTCTGAGGGGGCTTTCTTGCCGCCGCGTCGGCCTCGTCGAGCGCTTGCTCGATCTCTTCCCTGATCAACTTGCGTAGGCTCTCCTCGTTCATCGACGTCTCCCTGGTGAGTAACTATTCCCTTGGGCGGCGGGAACTTGTAGGAGAGCCCGCAGCGGGTACAGTGGTAGCCCCTGAAGATCCACCCGTAGTACTGGCGGCTGCCTGGCCCGATGGGGACGAACCTCGAGTCGACGCCGGGACGCAGCCCATGGACGTGCTCGCTCCTGACCAGGCCTCCGCAGGCCACGCAGGTCCCCGTCGGGGTCTCGGGTGGGGTGTTGCGTTTACGTTCCTCTTCTTCCTGTCGTTCCTTTGCCGCTGCGGCGGCACGCTGCCGCCACGCCTCCTTCTCCTCGGGCGTCATCTTCTCGAGCCGTTCAACCAAGCCTTTGAGGGACGACTTCGCCTTCTTCACGGCAGCAGGCCCATCTTCGCCATCGCTGTAGGCGTGGTGGCTTCATAGGAACAACGATCGCGCACGACGCGTTGCAGGCGCTTCTGCAGGGCAAACAGCGACGGATCGCGACTGCGAACGTTGGTCATCAGCTCGTCGGCCTTGTCGACCAGGTCGGAAAAGTCAGGCCGGGCCAGGAAGCCGCCGTACCCGGCCCCTCGTGCCAGGCTAGAATACTCGAAGTTGTC